AGAAAAGAGCATTTATAGAGTTTCCTCCTAGATCATTAGCAAATGCTGTGTTTATTGATGACAATATTGTAGTTATATCAGTGGGGTTCTAAATGAGTGGCATACTTTTAGCATTTGTTGGTGCTTCGTTTGGTGGTGGCGGTGCGTTAGTTGTTGACGGCACCTTCTCTGGTGCACCTATGGCGGTAGTTGCTTTTGGTGGATAACAATGTATGGACCCAATAACAATCGGTGCGGCATTTGCAGTAGCCAAAGCGGCTGTTGCTGGGGTTAAGGAAGCTATTGCGTTAGGTAAGGAAGTGCAAGAATGTTATCACGACATTAGTGCCTTCTTTACCGCGCAGGGTGAGATTCAAGCTGCGGTAGTCCAGCAAGAGCATGATAAAAAGCTAGGCAAACCGGTACAGAAAGACGCTACTGCCGAGGCGCTTGATGCAATGTTCGCCAGCAGGCAGATGTTTAAAATGGAAGTTGAGTTACGTGAAGCCTTGATTTACGGCTCTGGTAATGAGTCTGGTCTTTACGAAGAGATGTGCCAACGGCGGGATGCCATCATTCAAGAACGGCGGGACGCGATAGAGGAAGAGGCTAGGCTGGAGCGTATGCGACTGCGAGAGATTGAACGTAAGAAAGAGCAGCGTATCCAGAATATCCAAGAGTGGTTGGCGGTAGTTTTTGGCGTGTCAATCAGTAGCTTTATCATGTATGCGGTGTGGTGGATGTTTAAAAACGGGGGTAAAGACTGATGATGACCTTACTGACAACTTTGATCTCGTTTTTAAGCGGCGGTCTACCTAAGCTGCTTGACTTTTTCCAAGACAAGCAGGACAAGAAGCACGAACTGGCGATGGCTCAGATTCAGGTGCAGGCGCAGATGGAGATGCAGAAGGCTGGCTTCCAAGCGCAGGAGCATATTGAGGAAATCCGTACTGACCAGATCAGTATCCAGACCCAAGCGGCTGAACGGCAGTCTCTCTACGCCCATGACATCGAGATCGGTAAAGGCGCATCCCAGTGGGTGATTAATGCTCGTGCGATGGTGCGGCCTACTATTACGTACGGCCTGTTCTTCCTGCTCGTAGCTGTTGACATAGCCGGTGTTTGGTACGCCTGGACGATGAACGCTTCTTTCCAAGAAATGATGCAGTTGGTCTGGGACGATGATACGCAGACTATCTGGGCATCGGTTATCAGTTTTTGGTTCGGGACACAAGCATTCAGTAAAAAATGAAATTCACTGCCCTACACGAACTCAAGTATCATGAGGGGGTAAGGAAGAAACCTTACCTAGACAGCGTGCTGTTGTGGACGACGGGAGTTGGGCATCTTATTGCGCCGAAAGCGCATCTAGAGATGACGTTCGTTCAGCGCAAAGCGGCTAAGGCTGCGGGACTACTTCACTGCCCGGAAGAGTGGAATAGAGGATTGACGAATGCCGAAGTGGATGAGATTCTTACGTACGACCTTGGTCGGTTTGAGAGAGGCGTTCTACGTCTTTGCCCTGTTGGCCTTACTCAAGGTCGGTACAACGCACTCGTCAGTTTTGCGTTCAATGCTGGGTTAGGCCGGTTACAGACCTCCTCAATCCGCACTAAACACAACCGTGGCGATTTTGGAGGCGCTAGCGAGGCTTTCCTGTTATATAGAATGGCAGGCGGTATGGTGCAGAAAGGGTTAGTAACCCGTCGTAAAGATGAACAAGCGATGTACCTGTCCTAGCTTCAAAATTTGCCTTCCTATAGGTTTCAAGGTTATAATTTTTACGAGCGCAAGCTGCACCAGCTGCTAGTCACAACGGAGTCTAAATGTACACGATGACCTACGACAGCTTGCTGGTGGACGTTCGTCGTTATCTTGAGCGCGGTTTCACTCAGGAAAGCGACCAAATAGTCTTTGACCAGCTCCCGCGCCTTGTAACACTAGGTGAGCGTCGTATCGCTCGCGAGCTTAAGATTCTCGGTTTTATACGCGCAATAACTACTCCGTTGTCGGTTGGAGTTGCCGTCTATCTGAAGCCTGACCGCTGGCGTGATACGGTCTCTATGACTGTTGACGGTTCACCTATATTTGCTAGAAGTTACGAATACCTGCGTTCGTATTGGCCTACTGAGAGTGAAACAGCTGCTCCTCAATTTTACGCAGATTACGATTACCAGCACTGGTTAATCACACCCACGCCGAACGCAGCACAGACTCTTGAGATTCTGTATTACGAGCAGCCTGCGTTCCTAGGTGACGACTTACAGACCAACTGGTTAACTGAGTACGCTCCTGACTTATTACTTTACGCCACTCTGCTAGAGGCAACTCCGTTCCTCAAGAAAGACGAACGTATGCAAACGTGGCAGGCTTTATACGACCGTGCGGCACAAGCTCTCAACGGAGAAGACTTGAAGCGCATTACGGATCGTACATCCAATAGGAGTGAGGCATAATGCCAATTTATACTGACGTTTTCGGCGGCGCAAACATATACCCGAGTGAGATTAGCTATAGTGCTATTGCTCTTTCAGCGGATGTTGTACTCAGCTGGCCAGAAGAGACTTCTGCCTCAAGCAACCTCGCAACCCGCATTATTGACGTTACGGCTTCTGCGGGAAGCCTGAGCATATTCATGCCTGACGCTACAAAAAGCGGCACAGGTAATACGGTACTGTTCAACAACCAAGGCGCAAACACGTTCATCGTTAAGAACGCTGTCGGCACTCAGCTGGCGTCTATTGCTGCCGGTACAGTTTGGCAGGTCTACTTAACTAGTAACACGACCGAAGCCGGTCTGTGGGAAACTCTACAGTTTGGCGCAACAGTTTCTCAGGCTAACGCATCTGCGCTCGCTGGAACAGGTATTGTTGCCGTAGGAACCTTGCTGTCTCAATCTGTACCTGTTACGTCATTTAATAGCAACTACTCTGCCGGTACAAACGATAGAGCTAAAATGTACGTCTGGACGGGAGCCGGTGGAACACTCACCCTGCCGTCAGCTCCGACGATAGGTGATAACTGGTTCATGTACCTCCGGAACGAAGGTTCTGGGGCTGTTTCGGTTGAACCTGCCGGAACGCCAACCATTAACGGTCTTTCGTCTCTAAGTTTCCAGCCGGGTGATTCAGCTATTATCGCCACCGACGGTATAAACTTCTTTACGGTCGGTCTGGGTCAGCAGGCAATCTTTGCCTTTGATTACACGTCTATCAACGTGGCTGGTACAGGTAATTATACTTTAGCTGGTAGCGAGTTAAACCGTATCGCGTATAACTTTACGGGTTTGTTAACCGGTAACCGGAACATCATTGTACCGGCTACGGTTCAGCAGTATTGGGTAACTAATGCAACCACCGGGGCATACACGTTCACCGTAAAAACGTCTGCCGGAACGGGGGTGACGTTGACTTCCGGCCAGCGCGCAATTTACTATTGTAACGGCACTGACGTAGTTGATGCTGACTCTTCAACAGTATCAACCCCAATCTCCGTTGCTGATGGCGGTACCGGCGCAACCACGGCGGGGGCGGCCTTAATTAACCTGGGCGGCACGTCTGTAGGCACATCGCTATTTACAGCAGTTGATGAAGACGCAGCCTATGCCGCGCTGGGTGTAGCACCTGCGGGTGTGGTTGTTGGCGGGGTTTTCTGATGACGACAGTCGTCTTACGTTCGCAAGCCGGTATCAAACGAGACGGCACGAAATTTGACGGTGATTTTTATACCGACGGTCAATGGGTGCGCTTCCAGCGCGGGTTGCCGCGTAAAGTTGGCGGTTACCGTTCAATTAATAAATACCTGACTGAGATCTCAAGAGGCTTTACAAGTTTCACGCAGCAGAGCCTCCAGTACTGTCATTCAGGCGGTGCGAGTACCCTTGAGCGGTTTACGATTGACGCAAGTAAAAACAGCTCAATCATCAGTGACCGCACGCCGACCACGCTGACAGATTCTGTCTTGAATCGTTGGATGTACCAGTATATGTACGACCCTTCTGGTTCGGCTAACTCCCTGCTAGCTCACGTCTCTCCGAACGGTTCATGTGTTTGCAATGACGTAGGTGGTCAGATATTTATTGGCGACCTTCTTGACACAACGGTGTTAACTGAAATTACGCTACCTGCGGGGGGTAACGCCACAGGCGGTATAGTTGTGTTGTACCCTTACTTGTTCTACTACGGTACAGATGGTATTATTGGTCATTCGGTTGCAAGTGACCCTACAGACCTTACCGGCGCTGGTTCTAATATCGCTCGGCCATGGGGGCAGAAGATTATTAAAGGTATGCCCCTACGTGCCGGTTCTGGCTCTGCACCTGCCGGACTGTTTTGGGCGTATGACGCTGTCATTCGTGCTACGTTCACTGGCGGTACGACCGTTTTCCAGTTTGACGTAATTGCTACTGACACGTCAATCATGTCTGCTGACTCGGTAGTTGATTATGACGGTGTGTTTTTCTGGGCAGGTGTTGACCGGTTCTTAATGTTTAATGGAGTTGTGCGCGACGTGCCGAACCAGCTGAACATTAACTGGTTTTTTGACAACCTCAACGACTCCCAGCGGTCAAAAGTATTCGCTTGGAAAATGCCGCGTTTCGGTGAGATCTGGTGGGCGTATCCGCGTGATGACGCTACTGAATGTACACACGCGGTTATTTATAACGTCCGTGAAAATACATGGTATGACACCGCACTGCCGACTTCAGGTCGCGCTGCGGGAGGTTTTAACAACGCTTTCGCTTCACCCCTGCTAACGGACGCAGTCCCGACTAACAGCGGTTACCGTGTTTGGATTCACGAGCAAGGTGTAGACGAGATTGATGGACCGAACGTCAGACCCGTTCAATCTTACTTTGAGACAGCAGATTTGTCATCATTGGTTCAAGGTAAAAACGAAGCGTTACGTATAACTACGATTGAGCCAGACTTTATTCAGAACGGTGAAATGACTGTACAGATTACCGGTCGCGCTAATGCTCGCGCTCCTGAAGTTTACAGCCGCACTTTCACGTTCCCTGAGTCGGCTACTGAGCCGTATGAGCAGATCGTAATGCTGAAAGAGCAACGTCGTGAGTTACGTGCTCGTTTTGAGTCTAACTGCATTGGCGGTAATTACCAAATGGGTCAAATCATCGGCCATATCGACTCTGGCGACGGAACGGTGCTCGGATGACGAATGTAACGCGTCCTTCTTATATGAAGCTCAATGATTGGGCTGACCAGATGTC